CAGCTTTCTTTAGTGCAGCTTCGAACGCATCGTCAGAATTACTTACTCTGTAACCCATAGAGGTTAGTCCAGTCTTACCGACTATGAAAGACTTACCTGATCCAGGCCCGCCTGCAAGAAAGACTGCTTTGAAGATTGCTGGGTCGTTTAAACCTTCATTTAAGAAGGAATTGAAAGATTGGAGTTTCACTGTTATTTAGTCCGTGATTGAAATATTTGCATAGCAGCTTCAATGAGTTCGGCCTTCTTAGTTGGCATACGACCCGTTGATTCTCCTAATTTGGATTTGTTTTCTTTAACATATACTTTTAATTGAGCAACAGTCATTTTGGAAAACATGTCTTTTTGTACGGCAATGCTTTCATCATGGCGATCTACCACAGGCGTTGATGGTTTTACTGGGGTAGTACTTTTGCCGGTCGACTTAGGGTTAGATTTTTTATTCATAATAACCGCTACTATGACTAAAATGATACCGGCTAAAATTATATTATCACTCATTACATTACTCCAAAGTTATATTAATACTAAACTATTTATACGTTTTATTGACTTGAGTTTTTAAATGTTTCCAAAAGAAACTCAGAGAAGACTTCTTGGCTTCTTTCGCCGGGATGACCAAACTCTTTTATGTCGTCCAATTCTTCACCTATCGTGTAAAGATCCTTCCCTTTACCAAGTCCGACACGACTTGTTGGTTGCAGTGAACCTATGGAATCAGTAATCCATTTCTTATACTCTGCAATATCTTCTATAGATAGGTTCTCCTCCTCATTTTTATAACTCTCTCTGGTAGCATCGATGGGATATTTGTCATTTAGAATGCACATTAGACTAGACCAGTTCCTATTATGAAACACCCCTTGAATCAGTTTAATGTTCTTCGATTCACATATCATCTCTAGTGCCTTCATATTACTGATAGTGTGCATTATATCGGTCTTACTGTCATATGAAATGTTGTACCAGTGTTCCATAGCGTTTCGAATTTTCTTATTATAAATGACATCGGTACGCAATGAAGAGAACTGCGTGACATCGTTCTGTCTACCAATCTTAACTTCACGATTCGGTGGCATATACTCGACAACTTCTTTTCGTTGCCACGCAGACCACATAACTACCAGATGGGTGACTTCCTCTGAGGTTGTGTGCAAGAAGTCCGTAACCTCACGGAAGATCTTTTCATTACAAGCACCACACACGCCACGGTTCTCATAGTCAATACCTAGTTTCCTAGCAGTTATTGACGTGAACGTGCGTCCCCAGTGAGTAGGGGGATCTTGGTCAAATCCTTCTAACTCATCCCCCCATACAAAACTACATCCAGCAGTTAACAACATTACTTAAACAACTCCTCATAAAGTTCGAAGACTTCATTTGTTTCTGTGCGAGCTTCTTCTAGGTTTCGTTTATGAAAGATGTTAGCAATCTTACGGAATTGTTTTTTATCAATCTCGTACTTCTCGGCAGTAACATCGACGATGTCTTTCATCAGTTCTTTCTCTGCGTCGATACGTAACATGCTATCTGACATCTCTCGTACCGCAGCTGCGACTTTTTCTTTATCTGGGCCTATCATACTGCAATCCTCACACCACTTGTTGCTTCAGTCCATGCCGCTGAAAAATCGTCGTTCGTCTCACTACATAATACGTATTGTTGAAAGGTAACACTCTCTGGGTTCTCTTTACTAGTCATGCAAATACCACGTGCAAAACCAATACCTTGCTCACCGTGGATTAACATACGTGGGTCTCTAAGAGTAATTGTCCCATCAATACAATCTGCTAGGCGACCAATATACTCACCACTCACTGTCACTACTGTTACTACATCATTATTCTTCATTATTCACTCTCTATCTCATCAATTAACATATCACGCAACAATCTTGCTTGCGCATCTTCGGGGTTGTTCACACTACCATTATTAACAAACTTGTACGCTAGTGTAATTCGCTGACACCCTGCATACGCAGCGTGCCAACAGTGTAAATCTTCTTCTTCTCTCGCACCAAAGTAATAGTGTCGGCATTGCCATCCAGCCACATCTTGGATACGGACTATCTTGTCAGTCTTCTTATCGTAGTACTCAAAGAACCCATCTCCGGTCTCTGACCACGTGAATAAGACTTGATATGCGTTAGCATCATAGTTAGTATGCCATCCAACAAAACCGCCTGGCGGGTAGTAGGAGAGCAATGCAGAGGTGTGTGCACCAAGTTCTGCGGCGAAGTCATACTTCACCTTCTGCATAAAGTCTCCCCAGAGTTCTTTATCCGCACGAACCATTTTAGATATAGGTTGTGCAAAGTATCGGTCTGGTGCACCCACTAACTCAGGATATCTGGAGAGACACTCATCTAGATATGCCCTAGACGTGTAGTACTCTCCTTTATGGATATCATCAACATCACAATATGTCCAGTATTTCTTGTCATCATAAGAAGGTTTCGATAACATCTCATCAGAGAAACCATTCAAAACATTCAAAAAAGTCTTATTGCGAATAACAACTTCACTCATTGCTAATACTCACCGTCCAAATCTTCCTGAAACTTATCATTTGCATCTTTCAAAGATTCTTCGGTAAGAGCCCCCATATCAATAAGATAAGTGACCGTCGAAGAGATACCTTCTTGTCTTCCTATTCTCTTTCCTATTATATTAGCAACAAACATTAAACATAATACAAATATAGTATGTGTGAGTGGATCCATTATAGATTCCTTATAAAGTAAAACCTTCAAACTTCTCTGCGGAAATTCGTTGGCCTGAGTTAGAGTTATCAAAAACTGGGCCATGATCTACTTCTTTATTTAGTGGTGAATCGTTTTGATCCACATCAAATAATCTCATCTTGCTTCGGTCAATACCTAATACAAATCGTTGATTCTGTCCAATATCATTATATCTATTCTTTAACTGCTTGACCATTATCTGACCCTGCGCATTCAGTTCATCATTACTAATCAAGGCAAACATCAGATCCGCAGTAGCAGGCAATCCAAAAGACTCGGACGTATCCTCTAGTCCTACGTCATCATTACTATAACCAGACCGTGTAGTCTGAGTTGCAGACACTACCGGAACATCAAACTCAACAGCAAGACCTCGCAACTCTTCTGCGATAGACTTAATATATGTATAGGAGTTGATAGAACCCCCCATAGCCTTCATCCTAGACGACGAGCATATGTTCAGGTAATCAATAAAGATGATATCGGGTAAGAACTTCTTCTTCAACTTTAACTCGTTTAGAAGTGCACGGAAGTGGTTTGAGTGTGCACTACCAGTCGGGTATTCTTTAATAATAAGTTTGCCTGTGGTCTTATCTGCGATACTCTTAACACGACTTGAAAACATATCCTTACTAAGATGTTCAAGTTGATCCATAGGGACGTTCAGTAAGTTAGCATCGATTCTTTCTGCGATACGTTCTTCGGACATCTCCATAGTAATATAAAGAACGTTCTTGTTCTGACTTAATGCTGCAGCTGCGGCATGACACATAAACAACGATTTACCAACACCAGTACCAGCGAGTGCGATGTTAAGAGTCTTCTTAGGCAATCCACCTTTCGTAATACGATTGAAGTAATCCAAATCCCAAGGCATTCTCTCTTCATCAGTATGGTAATAGTCCCAACGAGAATCTACGCTTTCGAGATAGTCATGACCAATGTTAGTATCAAAGGACACTGACAGTGCTTTGGACAGTACTTCGGGAATAGCATTCTTGGAAAGTTCTTGGTGTTTACCATCGATGATAGAGATAGACTCCATCACTGCATTGAATACTGCACGATCCTGACACCACTTCTCAGTACGTTCTACCAACCACGTCAAGTCTTCCTCAACGAAATTAAAGATGTCCGGTAGAATATCCATAGTGTGACGATAGTGTTCGTCGGACATTCTACCTTCCGAATCAATCTCAATCTTGAGAGCTTCTTTAGAGGGGAGGTTATTGTACTTGGCAATATAAGTGGTGAACTCTTTGAAGATACTTTTGTAAGTACCCTCAAAGTATTCGGGGGAGAGGAAGGGGGCGACCTTCCTCATATACGAATCGTTAGTCAGTAGATTCCGTAGAATCGTCTGCTGTAGGTTGATGTCCGTCATGTGTGTCCTTTTTATGTAGTGACCTAGTTTCGATTGCTGCTTCTAGGATATCTCCCAGTACTTCTCCAGCGAACCCTTGTAGCTCTGTATTGTCTATATTATACACACTTGGGTCTTCTGTGTCAACCACATCGAAGGAAAAACTTATACTTTCGTCTTCCCCATTTATTTTCACATTATCAAATCTGATAGTCACATCACTAAAAGGTGCACGTAGAAGATCTACATTCCACCCATCAACACCATCAATGACAACAGGTACTAATTTATAATCTAGATTTTCGGACGGTTTATCTAAATCTAACATCTTCATTATACTATTTCCTCTAGAATCAATTCAGGGTTGATTTCGCTCTTGTATCCTATCTGATAAGTCTTCTGTAGGAATGTAGCAAAGTCACTTGTTTCGAAAATAGGTGCCCAGAACTCATTGGTCAAAGTATCCTTAGTACGGAACTTCTTATCTTCTGCTTCAGTACCGTGACAACGAGAGTACCAACCATTACTTGGTTTGATAACATACCCACCAGCCAATGCAACTTCGAGGAGACCAGAGTTCTTCTCAACACCACCATCCCAAGATACAGAGATTGGAATCTTAGACTGCTCTTTCACAAACCGAGACTTCTCCACCTTGATAACAAAATCATAACCAGTCACTTCGGTACCAGTCTTATTCTGTCGACGACCGATAATCCAGATATTGTCGGCAGAGTAATAGATACCAGTACCACCACTAACTACATCTTTTGGAAACAAACCAATCTCTTTATAAGTGTGATTGATTGCAAGCATCGGAATATTCTTCATCGCCAGATACGGAGTTGACATACGGAACAGACCTTTCAGTGCCTTCGCACGTGACATGTCAGCAACACCTTTCTCGCTCAGTGCATCGTCAAGTTCTTTCTTAGACGCAAGGTTACCAATAGAATCGATAACGATAATAACATCGTCTTTACGGTCTAGGTTCTCTAGTTGACTGATCAAGTCAAACTTCAACTCTTCGACGTTTGCTATAGGTGTATGCAACACTCTACTAGTATCGATACCGAACTGTGCGAAGTATGACTGAGGTGATCCAAACTCGGAATCATAAAACAACATCACTGCATCGGGTTTGGCTTCAAGGTATGCGCCTGCCATCAATAATGCAAAAGATGTCTTAAAGTGTTTAGATGGCCCTGCAAGAACTGTAAGGCCTGGCGAGATACCACCATCTACAGAACCAGATAACGCGACGTTCACCATCGGAACATCAGTCGGTACCATCTCTTTTTCTGTGAAGAATTTACTCGTCGATAGTATCTCTGTTTCCTTTATCTTCGAGTTCTTCTTTAGTTTGTCCATTATTGACATTTGTGTCTCCAAAATTTACGAATGTAATGTTATTAACTTTTTCTCTTTCATCAAGGGTGTATTGTACACGATAAGTACTATTGATGTCAAGTACTTTCTCTAACAAATCGAAACTAGTACTAGTCCCGTCAGCAAACTCATGTGTTGAAAAGTCTAAGAATGCTCTTGTGTCTTTGGGTAGACATGCACCACCGAATCCTCGTTTACCATCAAAGCCGGGGACTCGTGTATGTCCCATACCAACACGGTCATCAGCACCAACGGCACGAACGATAGTATTATAGTTACAACCATACATGTTAACCAGATCATATAACTGATTAAAGAATGTGATCTTAGTAGACAGGTATGAGTTAATACTGTATTTAACAAACGACGCTTCGTATGCAGTCATACGACGATAGTCGTTAGACTCACATGCACCAAAGATCTCATACACATCAATAAGTTCTCGTGCGGCTACTGGCATACCACCTATAACATGAAACTTAGCACTGACAAAGTCTGCCTTAGCATTCTTCTCTGTCAAGAACTCAGGGTTATAAACGAAACGGTCGATCTGTTCTCTACTCATACCAGAGTAAAGACGGTCAATAGATTCGGGGGTGATTGTAGATTTAACTACGACAAGAGCATCAGTATAGTTAAGACATTTAAGCACCGAATCTTCTACGATAGAAGAATCTACCGAACCGTCATCTGCGGATGGTGTGGGCGCACATATAAAGAAACACTTAGGATGACGATCCGCCGAGAAATCTGTTAGTTCATCAAGGGTAGTTTCATATTTGGGGTCATAGTAGTTGAAGTCGACAAGCGGATGCATAAACGCATACTCAACTGCCTGACCAACAAATCCATGACCAACGATCCCTATTCGAAATCGTGTGTTAACATCGTCTGCT